CCGGAAACGTTTGTCAATCGGGTTTTTTATTCGCCCCAGCAACGGCCTCCGCCGCCTTCGCCGCGTCGGGATCGCGCAGCGCCAGAAGAGAGCCTATCACCACCCCGCGCGGATCGGCGTCGATCGTGTGCGCGGACGTGACCACCAGCCGCGACGGCTTAACCTCGGGCTGGCCTTTGCTCATCCCGGTCACAATGCCGCCCTCGGCTATCTCTGTGACTCTGCCGAAGATAAGAGGCCGGTCAAGACTCAGCGCCACCAGGTCGCCCACCTTCAATTCGTTGCCCATTGCATCCTTCATCAGCTCCGTCCCTCTCCCAAAGTATGGTCGCACCCACCAACATTTCTAGCTTAGACATATAGCATCCATCTCTCTGACATATGTAAGACCTATCCCCAAACAATGTCATGCCATAACCGCGCCAGTGGTGCAGGCCCACCCGGCAGAGCCATGACTTGTTAATCGCCGTCACCATTGGCGCACCGGCTTGAACGGCTTGCGGTAGCGATCGAGCGGACCATCCAGGTACTCCATCAAATGAGCCAGCCAGTGACGCGGCAGCTCGGACGGATTGACCTCCGAAGCGGCCCGGTTGCGCAGGCAGTTCTGGAAGTCCTCAAACGTCACGCTGGGACTGCCTTCGAGGAACTGCGCCAGAGCCCGGCTATCGCCCCGCAGCCAGGGACATTCGGAATGGCTCTGATTTTGCCCCGCCCAATACCTCAAAACCTCCGCCCGAAATTGCTCGAATCGTCCCGTTTTGCCCGAAATCGCCTGTTCGCCATCTGACTTTGCGTTAAACGCCCCGGCCCGCGCATTTCTGGCCGGGCTGGCGGCCCCGATCCGACCAGCGCCGCGTGTTTCATCGTCGCCCCCTCCCGCGAGCGCGCCACGGTCAAATATCGGGGGTTTCTCTTTTCCTTCGCTTATCCCCATGATTCCCCGCAGGATCGAGACGGCCGACTGGAGCCGGGTTTCTCGTTCGTGGGGGGGTAGGGGGGGAAAGAAAGTATTAGCACTAGTGTGTATTCCCGTAGGGGGGTTTGGGGGGGCATCAGCCCCACCAAGGCCGGTCGCGGCGGCGATGCTTGGAGGATGCTCGGTTTTGCTCCATCTGATCCGCGCGGCCTTGCGCGCTTTCTCTATTCTTTTCGGTGAGTTGGCTATCCACCGCTGGGCAGAGTCGTACTGATTTCTAAATTGCTTGAAAATGCTAGGACTATCGCCAAGCATGGGCGCGATGCTTGGTAGTTCCCCCCGTTTTCGCGCCCATCGGACGCGGGCCGCCCAGCTGGCTTTAGCGTGGGCTCGCATTCGCTTTTCAAGCCATTGAGTGAAAGAGGATTCGATGTAGTTCTGTGATTTTTCTGGACCTAGAGCCGCATTTTGGAGGTACAAACCAACATTAAGCGGCATCCAAAGATCATGACGGGGTACTGGTAAGGCGTACGCACCCATGAGCAGATTCCTCTACTTGTTTTTTCTGCTTGGGGCATCGGTCGAGAACCAATGTTCTACCGGGGCCAAAACGCCCCAAAAAATCCGCTCGATGCACGGGTGATGGATTCGACTTGCTTTGACTCGGCGCTTTATCGGGGATGAGTATCAGCGTCCGGGATCAAAACTATAAAACTAACCACAGCAGAGAATTCCACTTACCGACCCCGCCGCCCGTCAAGATCGAAAAAAAAGCGAAAATAATTTGTTTTAGTTTCTCCTTTGGGTGGAACCTAACAGCAATGCCCTTGTCCGATTCAGAGGGCAGACCTTCCTGAATAGGAGAACTTCGACAATGAGCAGCGCTGCAATCCGGCGAGCCCCGCCCGCCCTTCCCATCAATGCCAGCCTGGCCACCGCGCAAATTTTCCCTCTGGCCTCCAACTCTCTACTCGCTTGCGCCATCTCCGCGCCCGGCAAGCTGGCCCTTGAAGCCAAGCGCTTCACGGTGCGCGCCGAAGGTAACGCCCAAACTTCCGGCGCGTTCACCGTCAAGGCCTCAATCTATGGCATCGTCAACACCCTGCCCACCGCGCCATTGACGCCGGGCAGCTGGACACTGCTGGGTTCCGGCACCGCGCGCACCGTCTCGACGGCGTGGTCACCCTGGTGGATTCAATGCGATCTGATTTACGACTCGAATAGCGGGCTGTTGCAGGGAATTTTCAGCCAGATGCTTAATAACCTGTTCGACACTGGAGCCGCGATCACCAACCAACTCACCGGCATCAATGGCAGCAACATACCGATTCTCCAGGGCGCGACAACCGTACAACCATTCGACCCGACTGTTTGGTTTGCGGCAGCTCTCACCTTTGGCACCGCCAGCGCCACCAACGTGGGCAACCTCTCTAACTTTGAGATTGCTTTCTAAAAAAACTAAAACGGCGGAGCCCCCGCGACGCCTTGGAGAAAACGCAAATGGCGAAGCATGACGTGCATCACGCGCTGGACGGCAAGCGCAAATCGACTAAAGAAAAACTCCATTCCCATGCCGTGCGCTACGAGCGCGCCGACAATGGCGGCCTCCACGCCCATGTGGAACGCCACACCAAGGGCGGCCATCACCACGACGAACATCATGTGCTATCCAGCCCCGAAGATGCCGCCGCGCATTTGCAGGAACACCTGGGCGACCAGCCCCCGATTGGCGGCGCAGCTCCACCAGCAGAAGCCGAGATGCAGCAGGCACCGGACGCGGGCGCGGGCGCTGAGGCGGGCGCAGCTCCCCCAGCCGCCGCCGCGATGGGGATGTAACCAGCGAATGCAAACCAGCATCGACATGGCCCGCTTGCAGGAAGATGAAGACTATCGCCTGCTCATGCGCGCGCGAATGCAGACTGATTTGCTGTGGCTCGCCAAGGATGTTTTGGGCTACTCGCGGATCAGCGAGGAATGGCACCGCGAGGTAGCCAACATCTTTGTGCATAAAGATCCCGCGCAGCCCTTCGAGCGCCAGACCAACAAGCGGCGGCGCATCATTCTGCTCCCCCGCAAAACCTATAAAACCACGTTCAACATATGCGACACGGTGCAGTGGATTTTAGATTTTCCCGACATTGCCATCATGGTCATGACCGCATCGAACAGCATGGATTCGCCGCTGGCCGATGCCTTCGTTGCCGAAGTGGCCAGCCATTTCTACCACCCACACGGAACGCCGTTAAAGCCGCTCCATATCTGCTTTCCCGAACACGTCTTAGAAAAAATCCCCAAGGCTGGAGAATTCACCACGCCCGCGCGGGTTAACTTCCATCGCCATCCCACGGTGAAAGGCGTCAGCATCGAGCAGTCGCTTTCCGGTTGGCATCCCGACATCATCAAGAGCGAAGACGTGCAGGACAATCGCAACTCGCAAACCGCTTCGATGCTGCGCAAGGTGCGGCAGAATTTTTATATCAATCTGAAAATGCTGGGCGAGGAAGGATTGCTCGACATTACCGGCACCAGGTACGGCCCCATGGACCTGTATGGCGACATGATCCAGAAGGCGGGCGAGGAAACCCTATTGCTGTGGAAGCCCGCTTACATTCGCAAGCCCCACGCGCTCAAGTATGACGACAATGAGCTAGACGAATCCGATGTGATTCTGCAATTCCCCAATCAGATCAGCTGGGGTTTTCTGCGCGAAGAAAAAGCCCTCGATGAGCCGAGTTATTGGACGCAGTATATGAACATCGCGGAGGGAAGTTTCAAGGCCACTTTCCCCATGGAGCGGCTTAACGCGGCCAAGGTCAGCGAGGACGTAAACGAGCGCGAAGGCAAAATCCATATCTGCTGGCGCTTCGAGTATGCAGAGTGCAAACATGCGGCCTGCGCCGTGGGCATCGAGCGCGACGGCCGTATCACCATTGTCGAAGTTGTGCGCGGCCAGTACGCACCTACCGCGCTGGCGCGCCGCGTGGTCAGTGTGGCCAAGAAATGGGAGGCGCGGCGCGTCGAAATTGAGGACACCCCCGGTGCGCGGTCCATGCAACCGCACATTCGCAATGAAGCGCTGGAGGCCGATTGGCGCTTAGAAACCAGCTGGGGAGAATTCCTGCAAGATCCCACCGCCCGCGCCCTGGCCATCAAGAGCGCGGAGCCCCATTTGCTCGCGGGCCGGTTGCTGTTTGCCGATGGCATCTCCAACGTGCAGGAAGTTTTTCGCCAGCTCTACCACTTCGGCCTGGTCGAAGAGTTTGAAATTGCCAGCGTGGTCAGCCGCGTGGCGCAGAAGCTACCCCCGTCGATCGCCGCGCTGGGCTTCGAGCCCGAGGACGACGAAGCTTTCAAGCTCTACATGGAGCAGGACGCCTACAACCGCGTCTATGCGCGCGCTCAGTACGCGCCCCCCGAGCCCTTCGAGGAACCGGAGCCGGAATGGGAGTTACCGCAGAATGAAGAATTGAGCGACTTTATGCCGGGGCTTAGCGGATAATATGCAATCCATATAGACTGGCGCGGAGGCGCATAGCTGTGAAAGTCACCATCGAAAGCACGAAGAAGGTCGTAAAATTTCACGCCCGGCGCGGCGCGGCCCCGGTCGAGTGCCGGGTGTGGGAAGGCAAGACGGAAAGCGGAATCGAGATTCAATGCCTGATTCCCATGATTGCGGTGCGTGAGGAAGCGCGCCAGCAAGAGTTTGAAGCGGAACTAAAAACCCATCGCGGTCCCCAAATTGAGCCGCAAGCATTTCCAGCGAGGTTAATCGTCTGATGGCCACATTGCCGGGAGTTGTTTCGGGATCAAAAACTATAACCGAGAGCGACATAGTTTTTACGGGCGCTCCGCTTCTCGATCCGCGCTACACCGACGATGGCGCGGTGCAACTGGTGATTCAGGACGCGCAGCGCGCGCGCACTTTCCTCGATCAGAAGCAGTGGAATCTGCACTGGCGCGAAAGCGATGTGCTCTACCAGTCGCCGCGCACCAACGCGATATTCGAGGGCTCGACCGTCGCCCGCGCCAATGTGAGCCGCTTTACCGTGGCCAAGCACGTCAACACCCTGGTACCGACCATGAAAGGCGGCGTGTTTTATGAGATGCCGCCTTTTCTGATTCGCCCGCGACCGGCCACCAGCCAGACCACGGCGCGCGCCAAGACCGTCCTCTATGGCACCCTGTTTGAAAAATGCAAATTCGAGCAGATCAGCGAACAGGCCATGGAAAGCCAGGTGAATTTTGGGACCGTGATCGTAAAGGCCGGCTGGATTAAAGAAACTAAAATTAAGAAAGTTCGCACCCCTAAAGATTCCCCCCTCAAGTACAAGCTGCCTTTCGGCGGGTCGCTCACCGTGCACACCAAAGAGAGCGATGAAATGGTGGTCACCGATACCGAAGTGACTACGCAGGGATTGACCTTCGAGCTTTGCGAGCTGGGCTCTGTGCTGGTCGATCCAACCTGGAAAGAGCCGAACGCGCTGCATACCGGCGCGAAGTACGTTATTCACGTCACCTATCCCACGTTCAAGGATTTGGAGAAGCTGAATCAGCAAAAGGTGTACGACAAGAAAGGCAAGCAGGTTGGAGGCTACGACATACCCGGCGAAGAGTCCTTGCGCGCTTACTTCTTCGCCAAGCAGGACGGCAGCGCCGCCGCGCCCAGCCAGGTGCAGCTGAATTTAGGCGGTCAGAACTGGTCGATTCATCACGCGCAGAACGAAGAGGAACCGGCCAGCGTGGACCCGACCGAGCGGCCCATTCAAATGCTGGAGCGCTGGGATGGGCAGAACGTGCAAACCATCCTCTGCCCCGATGGCGGCGACCGTGGGGTTTTAATTCGCAACGAAGAACACAGCTTGCCATTCCTGCCGTTTTTTTCTTCCAACTTCTGGAACATTCCCAACGCCGGTTATGGTATCGGCGTGGGCCGTCTGGCGGGATCTGACCAGCGCATAGAAAAGGGCATGACCGATGCAGTTCTGGACTTGCTGAGCTATGCGATCAATCCCATGTACGCGCGCGATCGCGGGGCCAACGCGCCGACCCAGCAGATTCGGATGCGTCTCGGCGGAATCGTGGACGTGGACACGCGCGGCAATCAGGGCGTCAAAGATGTGTTCGGAATCATCGAGCCGCCCAAGGTTCCCGCCGAATCGTTCGCGGTGCTGCAATCGGCGGCGCAGAGTGCGCAATCGACAACCGGCGCAGATGAGGCTTTCACCCAGGGCTCGCTGCCGGGCCGGGGCGGCAGCTCTGCCGCGCGCACCGCCACCGGAGCGGGCGGAATCATAGCCGCCAACGCCGGGCGCATCCAGGGGCCTGTGGGGCATTTTGTGAACGGCATCCTCATCCCCCTCGTGGAGCTGACCGATTACTTTGTCAAGGAGCGCATGGACCCCGCCGAGATTCGCAAGACGCTGGGCGACGAGCTGGGCGCGGCCTTCGAGCTTGACGCGCACAACTTCTATGCCAGCGAAGATCGTTTTGAATGTCTCGCGGGCGCGCATCTGGCGGCCAAAAAGGCCATGGCCCAGGCCTTGCCTTTGATGGTGCAGATTTTTGAAAACGCGCCGCTGGTGCAGCAGTTGAACGCCATCGGTTACGTGGTCGATGTGAAGATGCTGCTCGAAATGTTCATGGAAGTCAGCGAATGGAAGAACGCCCGCGAGCTGATTCGGCCCATGACGCCCGACGAGCAACAGAAGTATCAGCAGAACAATCCCGGCGTGCAGCGCGTGCAGGGACAAATCGCCGCCATCGGCGCGCGCCATGAAGCCAAGTCAGCCGAAATTGACCAGCAGAACGAAGCCGACTTAGCCAAAAACTTAATCGGCAAGGCTTCCGACGAGGCCGCGCTTTGGGATGAACGAAAGTGGGATCGGCAGCAGATCGAACAGAGCGTCTGGGCACCGTCGCCCGCGTAGGAGCAGAAACTATGCCCGAAACTAAAACTGAATTCGCGCTTAATTTCAGCTTGACCCGCGAGCAATTCGACATGCTGCTTTTAGTTATGGGCATGGCTGTAGCCGGAGCCATGAAAAACAACGATGTGGATCTGGCGCTGCGAATTTTCGACTTCGCCAACCTGGTCAACAAGGACAATCCCAACTGGACGCCCTATGTATTTTTCGGCAGAGAGAAAGGAGCGGCACCCCCTCATGACCACCTTTCGACATAAAGCGCTTCCCTGCCCCGCGTGCAGCTATTCGCTCGATGCTTCGACCGCCATCACCGGCAACGGAGCCCCGGAGCCGCGCGACTTCACGATTTGCTGGCAGTGCGGAGAAATGCTTGTCTTCACCGCGACCATGGGCCTGCGCGGGGCCACGCTGACGGAGCTGGCGGAGCTGATGGGCGAGCAGCCCGAAGAATTCCAGACGCTCATGGACGCCTGCCATGGGATTCAGAAAGCGAAGTCCCTCACATGGAATTAAAACTGCGCAGCACGCGGACCCTCAAAGTGACCGAGGCCAGGCCCACGCCCGAAGAGTTTGAATTGCTGGCCCAGCTGTCCATGGACCCGCGCTATGACGCGCTTGTGAATGTGATGGAGCGCGCCTGCATCGAGCTGGATACCGGGCTGGTCAACGTCTCGACGGCGGAGCCCGAGGCGGTGCTTGGGGCTCACTGCGTCTCTAAAGCAGCCTGGCTGTTTTTTATTTATGTTCAAAAGCAGGTGTTGAATGCTTACCATACACGGCAAGGGGAAAGCGGCGAGCCAGTAGAGCAGCCGAGTTTGAACGATCTACTTCAAGGGGTTGGCTAATGAAGCGTTGGCAGGAAATTGAAGATAACAAATGGAAACTCACGATCACCCCGGACGATCCCGCCGACGATTCGCCGCCTAGCGTTTATCGCGGAACCAAGGAACAGATTGCCGAGATGCTGGCCGATTCCCAGGCCAACGCCAATCGCCGCATCTCCGAACTAAAACGCAATGGCCAGCCCGGCAACGGGAGCGCTGCAAATCTCAAGCCCTTGAGCCCAGCAGACCGGCTCCAGACCGTTGCCGAGCTGACCAACCCCGCTACCGTGGACACGGCCATCACCCGTGTTATGGAGAGCGTTGTAGGTCCGATCGAGGACGAACGCGATCGACGGCAGCGGGACGATCAGGAAAGAAAAGCGGCCGCCAATATCGAAGCGGCATCGGCCTTCGCGGAAAGCACGCCGGAATGGTGGCCTTCCGAACACAACAAATTAACTCTTGTTCGCTTCATGCAAGCGCAGGGCATGGACCCCGCGAATCAGGCGAACTACTCTCAGGCATTCGAGCGACTGACTGCGGCAGAATTGCTGCAACCGAAGCCGGATACTGACGACATTAACCAACCCCCGGCAGACGAGCCCGAGCGGAATGCTCCCGCGCCCGTGCCTGCTCCGAGGGCAACAAGGATCTCGACAGGCGTCACCCGGCACGACATATCGGGGACGCCTCCGAGGCCCACCACGAGGCTGAAATACACGCGGGAGCAGCTTGCAGAGATGAGCCGGGAAACTTACAAACATCTGTTGCTAACCGACGCTCAGGAATTGGCGCGGTGCGAGGATTACTACGCGAAGAATCCGGTACGACGAGCAGGTTAAACACCCGCGCGCAGCCCGTAACCGGGAGCGTGCGCGATGCGGATCACTATCAACCGCGACCATGCGTTTTATGAGCGGAGAAATTGGGTTGTCGATCGTATTCTGAGGCCCATTCTCTACGTGCTGGCCCTGATGGGCTCAGCGATTGCATTTCAGATTAAGCAGGAAGGCGAAGCGCTGGCGGCGGAGGCGCGCTTTGGCGCGGGCTACTCGCCAGCATCGAACCTGACCAACAATCTGACGCAGACGCAAGTCAATTACTACGATAAAAATTTTGTCGAAAATCTGAAAGCGGAGACGCCGCATTTGCGCTGCACCGAGCGCCGCCCGCTGCCCGAGAACTCAGGCAACACACTGAACCTTTTCGAATACGTTTCGTTTGGTCCTGATCTAAGCCAGGCTCCAGAGGGAACGGTAGACACGGGCGAGACGATCAACATTTTGACCGACAAAATTGTGATCGGTAACTATGCCGATTACTTGAACTACAGCCGCTTTTCTATGCAGCTGGCCATCGACCCCGCTTTGGAAAATGGCGGCAAGGAGCTGGCCTATCAGGCCGCGCTCACCATCGCCTACCTCGTCAAGAACACCACCGATGGCTTGACCAACGTCGATTCCAGCGTGCTGGTGCAGAACGCATTTAATGTTCCCTTCAACAAAAACAACATCACCAGCGCCGTGGCCAGCCTTCGCCAGCGCAACGTGAAGCCCATGGAAGACGGTTTTTTCTGTGGTCTGATTTGCCCCTTTGCCTGGGGCGATGCTCTCAACGACGCGGCCAACAATTCATTCACGGATGTGCTGAAACGCAGCGTGGAAGGCACCCAAATCCTCAAGGAGCTGCCCAGCGGCAAAGGCGACTATGTGCAGGTAATGGAGTGGGCCGGGGTCCGGTTCTACGAAACCAGCATTGTCACGCAGACGCCGAACTATAAGGGCAACACCGGATTATTCGCTTTTCGCACCTACATCTACGGCAAGGACGGAATCATAACCGTCTCGATGGGCGCGAAGGAGAACACACAAATCGGAGATGGCGACTGGAGAAATCTAAAAGTTATAACCAAGCGCTATGACGATGCATCAGTGTCCGATCCGGCCATGATGATTGGCGGCTCGACGGCCTACAACTTCAACTTTGCAACTGGCGTCGTCCCCGATACCACCGGGCGCGTGCGCATGATCGACGCGCCGACGCTTATCTCTTAGGGCGGGGGCCAAGAGATAACACAGGCACGGAGGCCGGGTTTAATCGCCCGGCCCCGCGCCTGGGATCACAGGAGGAACGAAACGATGGCCGAGGCGAAACGCACCACGGTGAACGAAGCCGAAGAAATCGAGCTTGAATTCAAGCGGCTCCAGATTGAGCAGATGAGGGAAAGCCTCAACGAAACCAAGGAGCGCAAAGCGCGGCGCGCATCAGAGCGCGAGCGCAACGTTGTCGAATGGAAGAAGGGCGAAGAAATCAAGGCCCACCGGCAGCGCATCTGCAAACACCGCAAGGGCGGCAAGGACAACAAATTTGCGGCAGGCAACGATAACAATCACTCCATTATCCAGAACACCTACCCGGACGGAACGATTGTGATTATGTGCACGCGCTGCTTCCATGAGGTTCCCAAGCCCAGCCAGAAACTAAAAAAGGAAAACCCCAAGCTCTACGCGGAGATGTGGGAAGAGTGGCGCATCTGGTCGCAGATGCCCACCGATAACACGCCATCGGGGAGCAAAATCTTCGAGATTGTGGCATGACCCTGAAACCCAAACCCAAGAAACGCCGACCGGCCCGCAAAGCCACGCCGCCAAGGAGAACCCCACCCATGACCAACACCCGCGAAGAGGAACAGCGCCGCCACACAGCCCAGCAGCAGCCGACGGGTATGCAGAAGCAGCAGCAGGCCACAGAAACCGTGCAAGAGGCTGAGGAACCCAAGCGCGAGCCCGTTGCGCCGGTCGGCATGAAGCCTAACCAGCTCGTGCACCTTCCGCCCATCAAACAGGCCACTTCGAAGGAAGAAGAAGCGGCGGCAGAAGCAGAAGCACAGAAGCAAGACGAATAGCGCGAGGCTGACCCATGGGCTCTAGTACCACGTCAATTCAGAGTGTGGTGGATTACACCAGTTCGCTTGGCGAGCTGACGCCGGTATTGCCCACGGGCGGCTACAGCGTGAACACCGCGCTGACCATGGCCACCGATGTGATGGCGGATTTAATCTCTCAGCGGTTTAACTGGAAATGGAACCGCGAAAAGATTCCGCCGTTCTACACCAACAGCTGGCAACAGGATTACGCGGGCATAGGTTCTAAATATCCCGCGCCTATAGGCTGGCTGGAGACTGCATATTGGGTGGACATTAACAACACCGCTTTGCCGAAGCCGACTTATGGCATCGAAGTAGTGCGCGATTTGCCCGTGACTTCGATAAGCGGAAACCCCACGGTAAAAATTTGCTGGTACCCGAACGACCAGCTCATGCAGGGCACCTGGCCGGGTCCGAATCAGGCTTACACCCAGCCGCTTGGCGCGACCAACACGCCGACCAATCCGCCCATCAACATCCTTGACGCCAACGGCAACATTTTAGTTTTGACCACCTATGGAACAACCGGCGCGACCGCGCCCCAGCTGCCCGCAGAAACCGCCGAAGGCCAGACGGTGAACGATGGCAGTTGTATCTGGACAGTGGCCAGCCCCAATTCGCAGGGCTTTCGTCTCGTGCCCCTGCCTCCGCAGCAGGGCGTCGTCTACCAAATCAACGTGGTTGCGCAGAGGCAAGCGCCGCCGCCATTCACGTCCATGAGCGCTCGCATTAACCCGGTACCGGACGACTATGCGAACTGGTTTCGCAACGGCTATTCGGTCTACTGCTACAAGCTCAGCCCCAACCCGCAGATGCGCGCGCTATTCCCGCAGATGCATGGCCACTGGCTCGCATCCATGGAAGCGGCCACCAAGCAGGGCGACCGCGAGCCGGATAATTGCGGCTTCATTCCCGATCGCGCCGTGATGGCTTCGCAGGGCGGGGCCGAAGTCGGACCCGCAGACCCCTATAACTACTGGTCAGGAAGGTAATCGAATGCCGGTAAAACTAGAACGCAAACTAAGACGCGCGGCGAAGAAGAAAGGCCTCGGCAAAAAGAGGACCAACGCGCTGGTGTACGGAACCATGCGCAAGCAGGGATGGAAGCCAAAGAAGAAGAAGGCCAAAAAGTAGATGGCGGCCACAATCACAATTCAGGCGACGGTGAACTGGTCGAAGGCCTTTCTCGAACAGCAGCCCGTCGAAATCAACGGCATGGAGCCCGCGCTCGGCTCCGCCAATCTTGTGTTGCAAACCATCCTTGGGCCGCCGTTCTCCTGGCCTTTCAATCGCAGCATCATCAGCTATGTAACCGCCGCGCAGGATTATCAAGTCACCGGCCTTTCAGACTTCGGTTTTCTGGAAGGCGGATCGGTGCAGGCGGCGGGGCAGAAACCGTGGGAAATCGCGGTAAAAAATCTTCTCTTCGCCGATCAGAGCTTAGCGCGCCCGCAGTGGTGTTCGCCGTTTCTGGATGATGGCATGGGGAATTACACCTTCCGGCTCACGCCCGCGCCGGGCGAAAACTATACGGTTATACTTCCCTACCAACGCAAGGCACCTTTGCTGCAATCGCTCGCCGCCACCTGGTCGCCCGTGCCGGATGAAAGAAATTACATCTGTCAGTGGGGCTTTCTTGCGCTCATGAGCCTGATTGGCAACGATGCGCGATTCAACGAATACAACGCCAAATTCATAACCGCTTTACTCGGCGCGCAGGGCGGACTTAACGACCTGGAGCGCAACATCTTTCTCGCCAACTGGACGCGCGTCATGTCGCAATTGCAATCCACACAGCTGGCCACGGCAGAGCGCTACAGGGCGAGGGAGACATAATGCCGGATGCTTTCGCCCTAGCTGGTGCAGCCGTCTCCCCCAGCGCCGCCGCGCCTCTGCATACCAACGAATTTTTTACCGGACTCTGGACACAGGGCAACCCGCTGGGGCCGGGCGCGGTGTCGCACACCATGAAAGCCTATGCGCGCTATGACCGGCTGGTAGGCGGGCTCAACATCGAAATCAGCACCAGGCTGACGCCCGTGCGCAGGCCGGGATCGAGCGTTTATAACGCCGGGCCATTTCCCCCCATCAACAGATTTTTCGAGTTCCGCGGATTTTCAGCCAACGCCGAAACCATTCGCATTCTGGCCAGTTGCGACCCGGCCACCGGATCACAACAGGGCACGGTGCGCGATGTGACCGGACCCACAACGAATTTGATTTTGTGGACGAAGGACAAAAACGCGGGGCCGACAAGTTTTGTATCGGTCGGCAATCTTCTTTATCTCGGGGACGGCATCGACACCAAGATCCTCGTGCAGTCAAACAAGAGCTGGGGCGTGGGCACGGGCGCATCGCTGGCCATCGGCACCATAACGGCAGTGCAGCTCTACCGCGTGCGCGTGGCCCCGCCGCCCAGCGCCATTCAGACCATTGCCGTTTTCACGCTCACCGCGCCGCCAGCGATAACGCTGATAGATGGCCAGAAAGTAAGCATGGCGGGGCTTACGCTTCTCCCGCTCCTGAATGGAAAAACATCTTCATGGCTCTCCAGCTACTCAACCTTTGTGCCCGTCGCCTCCAATCAAATCGCGTTGAATGTTTCCGGCTTGGGCTATGTTTCCCCGATGCCCAACACCGCAGAAACGGGAACCCTCACCGCGCCGGGCGGGGCATTCAGCGCGGGCGATTTCATCGTGGACAGCAACGGCAATGTCGAGGAAGCCGTAGGCGCGCAGATAGCCAACATCACCAATATCCAGATCGACGCTTACACCGTGGGCGGATCACCGGGCCGGTTGGTCACGCTGTTTTTCTCGCCCGCGACCCCGTTGAATCTTTCTTCCGGCGTGCATCTGCATCTTCTCGGACTCACCACAGTGCCCGGCCTCAATATCTCATTCAATCCAGTGACCACCGTCGAGAGCAGTGTTCAAGTGCAGTTCGCGCTGGCGGGCACTGCCCTGCCCGTGACGGCGTACTCGACAGAAACCGGCACCGCCGACACCGGCAGCGGCGTGAGCGCAGCCATGCAGCCGACCTGGCAGACCACGCCGGGAGCGGTCACGATCGACAACGGCCAGCAGTGGGTCAACAAGGGCAGCGCCATCGAGGATTGGGGCTTTGGCGCGCCAGCGAGCGCGCCCACGGTCACGCAGAGCGCTGCGCCATCGCTTTACCAGCACTGGACAGCGGCGACCTGGTACGCGCCTTTATTTATAGTTTTAGATTCCAACGGCAACCTCCAGCAGCTCACCACCGGAGGCACAACCGGCGCGGTTGTTCCAGTCTGGAATGTGACCGTGGGCGGCACCACGGCGGACAACACCGCCGTGTGGACGAATCTAGGCCCGAGCGCATGGATCACCGCGCACGCTTATGCGATCGGCGCGGCCATCCTTGCCACTTACAAATACTGGATTACTGTGCCGGTCACCACCTACACCTGGAACGGCTACACGCTCGTGCCCACGGTGACGCTCCAACAGGTGCAGATCACCGTCACCAGCTTGTTTCAATGCATCGCGGCAGGCACCAGCGGCGCGAATCAGCCAGCTTGGATTAACGGGCTTAACACCGTCACCCAGGACAACGGTGTGGGATGGAAAAATCTAGGCACCGCCGCCAGCTGGGCGACGATCGGAGCCACGCAGCTGGTTTCGACGGCGACGACGATCCTTGACGCCAACGGTTTTTTAGAAAAGCCCCAGCTGCTTGCCAAGACCGGGCCGGGACCGGCTGAGCCCACATGGAAGGCCAAGGGCGCAATCACCCAAGACAACACCATGCAATGGCTCAACAGCGGCCCCTACACGCCAGCCGGTACCGGCGCGCTGCTTTATGCCTTTTCCGGCAAGTCGAGCGTGACCGGCCATGTCGGCAACGCCAGCCCGGTCAGCCAGCCAACCGTTTTGAGCGTCGGCAATCTGCCCATCGTGCAGGGCGTCGGCGTGCCCAATCCGCCCGAGGACCGGCTTATAGTTTGGCGCACCCTGCCGGGCGGCAGCACGCTTTTCTATCTCGATGAGATTCCCAATCCCGGCGCGGGCCAGCCGTGGGTTTACACCGACACCAACACCGATGTAAACGAGCTGATTCAAGCGCCGATCGCGGGCGAGAACAGTCCGCCGCCCATAGGCTTCATACCCCAGGCATATTACCTGGGCCGCATTTGGGGATATGTGGGGAATATATTGCGCTGGAGTGGCGGGCCGGATTCGCTAACCGGATCTGGCGACCAAAGTTTTCCATCTAAAAATAACTTTAATTTTCCGTCTCTCGGCGTGACATGCTGGCCAACCAGCATCGGGCTTATCTGTTACACCAACTCCGACATTTGGGCGGTGCTGGGCCAGGGCACCGACCAATCGCCGTTCTACGTGGTGAATTTCCAGCAGGGCGTGGGCCTTGCCAATCAGGATGCGCTGGCTATCAACGGATCGACGGCCTATGGAATGCTCACGTCCGCGCAGGTTGTGAGCATGGACCCCGGCGCGGGCGAGCTGGAGGTTGGCTTTCCGATCGGGGACAGGTTCAGCGCGCTTTACACGCCGTCGCGCACCTATTGCGCATGGCATCAGGCATCGAGCGGCGACATGGCGCTGTATGTGGCCGATGGTTCGACGGGATGGTTTCGCATGGCCGCAGTGGCGGCCCCCGAGAGCGGCAATGTGTGGAGCCCGTTCGGCGCGATCGTGGGCGGCGTCAAGGCCATCGCATCGGTTGAAATTGTGCCGGGGCTCAAGGTGCTTTTGCTTGGACCTTCGCAGCAGGGCCAGCCGATCCTGATGCGCGACAGCTCCACCAACGCCGACAATGCGCAGCCCTATGCCGCGTTCGCAGATATTGGCTCGCTGGTGCTGGCCCAGCCCGGTACCACCGTGGGCCTGCAATTCATCGTGACCGAAGAGAAAAAAATACCGGACGCGAGCCCGGTAGGCGTGGGCGTGCTGCTCGATGAAATCGCGGGCTCATTCTTGAACCTTCGCAACACCTCGCCCGATCCTCCCAACCTGAAACCTTCGCTGACCGTCAACGTGCAGCGCTTCTGGCTGGCCCAGGACGCTAACACCGTGCAGCGCTGCCGCCACATGCAGCAGCGGATAAGCTGGGCCGCCGAGAACTTCCCCAACGAGCTGTACACCAACACCATTTTCGGGCGCGTGCCCGAGAGAGCGAGGAAGTAAATGCGACCGCGAGCCAATCCTGTCCGCAATCAAACGCCGCCGCTCACCGAACCGCTGGCGCCTACGCCGCACCCCCAGCCGACCCCGCAGCCAGGCGGCGGCGTCACCATCGAGGGCGGCGTTGCGCCGCTCATGGTTTCGAGTCTGCCAAACATCGCATCGGGCGCGGACGTGTACGCGCGCCAGTTCTACCGGGGCAGCAAAGTGCCGTTCCGGCGCTACCTGCCAATCAATCGCCAATGAAGGGCATATATGGCCAATATCCAAGGCAAATTCGATGAATACACTCTGCGAAGCGTGGACGAGAGCGACCGCGACCAGCTGACAACGTGGATAGAAAATGACCACACCCACGCGAACATCATCGAGCCTGATTTTTTCATGGGGCTGACCCGCAACGATGCCGGGGGATTGGTAGCCGATCCGCGCCCGACTTGCTACGCGCTCGATGATCTGGACGGAACCATTTTTTATATCCGCATCAGCCGCGCGGCGCGCGTCTACATACAGTTCAACCATGCTTACAGTCCGACCGAGCGGGCGCGGATCGCGCGCGCTCTGTCGCGGGGCATGATCTTTTTAGAAATTCCGCTGGCCAAGGCGGGCGCAGAACAGTGGGTGTTCGACACCCAATCATCGGCGCTCAAAAAAATGGGACAGTTGCGGCTTGGATTCAAACCCAGCCCTAACGAAATGGTGCGAGAGATTCCCTTGATAGGGGGGTAGTGCTATGTGTGGCGGGCCATCATCGACCGAAATGGAACTGCAACGCGAACAGGCTGATTTTTATCGCACGCAAGTCAGCGCCTACAACTCGGCTTATAAGAATTTCTCCGACATTCAGAAAACTCTGAATGAGCAATTCGCGCCGATCCTTGCAGCCGGGCCGGGCCAGATGGGATTCACGCCCGAAGAACTAAGCGATTTAACTACCGTGGCCACCGAAGGCACGGCGGCGCAGTACGCGAAGGCGCAAAAGGCGATGCAGCAGGGACAGGCGGCGCGCGGCGGAGGCACCAGCAATATCAACATGACCAGCGGCGGAGCCGAAGACGAGCGCGCGCGCATGGCCGCATTCGCCGCCAGTCAGAGCGCAGCGCAGCGCTTGCAGATCAGGGCCACCGGCTATGACGTGGGCCGCCAGCAATGGCAGCAGGCAGTTGCGGGAGAAGAGGACTTGGCGGCGGGCTGGAATCCAAATGCATTCGCCGGGTCGGCCACCAGCGCGGGCAAAGTGGCGAGTGATACCGCTTCGAACATCACCAAGGAAAGCCAGAGCGCATGGGGCAGCGTGCTGGGCGCGCTGGGCGGCATCGCGGGTAACGTCTCGTCGCCATCTGTGGGCGGCTGGAAACTAGGTTAGAGATATTCAGGACATAGGTGGGAGATATGGGACCAACAGATAACGCCAATCCGAATTCTGGAGCAGTTGAGACATCCCCGAACCCAACCGCCCCAGACGGGGCTGGGGTGGATTCAGCGGGGATTCCACCCCAGCCCCAGCCCGGTCCTGCACCGGAGCCCCAGCCTGCTCCGAACTACGGACCTGAAAACTATGCTATTCCTCTGAATCCTCAAGAGCCGCAAAAGTTGGCCGACGATCAACTGCACCGGGAAAATTGGGGCACCAAGGTTTATCACGGGATCTTGAACGCGCTGGGCGGAACTAATGACGTTAGTTTTTCGCGCGACCCGCTCACCGGAAAAATGACAGCCAGCACCGTGAAGCGCAGCACCGGCGACCAGTGGAAGCAGATTATTTCAGGAGCGTTTACCGGCTACGCGGCGGGCGCGGGCAGGACCGGGCCGGGATCGACGGCCGCAAAATTCGGGATGGGCATCCAGGCCGGTCAGCAGCAGGCCAAGGAAGGCCGCCAGGAAAAGATCAACGAAGCTAATCAGGATTTCGACGCGCAGCACAAAGTCGCGCTGACGAACGCCACGCTGGCCATGCAGGGCGTGCAGCTGGCCAAGGCCACTTACGACCTGGGCCGCGATAAAGTGGCCGCCGCATACACCGATTCCGAAAGGGAATCGAATTTTGAAAAGGTACTCGCGGCGGGCGGAGAAGGCACGCAGGATTTAGGAATACTTCCCGATTTTCAAGCCGCTATGGCGGCCTTTCAGAAAGATGCCAAGCTCCACGATCACCAGGTAAACGGTCGGCTGGTTCAATCTCCGCACGTCAACGCCAGCGGAAAAATCGACGGCGTGCACGCGGCCATCGTCACGCCCAATTTCATGGATGCGCTAATACCCGACGAGCTGGCAATCACCGAACATGCATGGAAGGACGGCAAGGTTGTAGACAAGATTCGAGTCATTCCGAAAAACTCGCTGACCGGGCGGGATTTTTTCAACATGAGCATGGCGCAATCGAAGCTCTCGATGGAAGAGGCCGCGAAGAAACAAGAGGCGGAGGCCAGGACGAAAGAAGCCGACACGGCGGCCTCGATCGCCCCGGCCACCATCGCGGAGAAAAACGCCAGCGCCGCAGAATCCAACGCCAAGGCTGGCCAGTTGAATGCATTGAGTGGCGAAGGCAGCACCGGCACCCCTTTAGTCGATGCCATCGGTCGCGGGCAAGTCGTAGCGGAACGCATGGCCTACCTCTTGACGAAGAACCCCGAGTTAATGAGCGCGGTTTTGCAGAAGTATCCCGATTTCGACGGCTCCAAAGTGGGCAGTTATGCGCAGGCGTGGAAGGAATTTACTTCGACCAAACAGAACAGCGCGGGCGCAGCTTTGAACTCGGGCGCGACGGTGCTGAGTCACTTGCGCAATCTGTCGCGGCTCAACACCACAAAAAGCCACATACCGCACACCAATGATTGGATCGCTTATCACAACCAGCTCGAAACGCTGGTGCCAGAGCTGGGCAAGTTTTACGGCAATGACACTATCCCCGGCTTGGCGGGATACCGCGAAACGCTGGGTTCGACCTTGGTGGGAAACCGGCAAGCGGCCATCGAAACGCAGGCGCACTCCATGGGGCAGAAATTTGATTCCTATGTGCAGCAATGGCGGAACTCAGCCCCCAGCAAGGCATATGAGGCGAAGATGCCGGGCATATCTCCCGACGCTATCGACGCGCTCAAAACGCTTGATCCGCATTACCCGCAAAGCACCCTCAGAGAGCTTGAGGGATTGCGCGCGGTGCAGGCACAGGACGAAGCACGGGGCCAGGGCGGCGGCGGAGCAGCTGGGCCGCAGGTTGTGCCGCAGGGCGCAACACCGGGCCGGGATGCGCAAGGAAAAATAGTTGGCTACCAGCTCAATGGGCAGTGGCACCAGTTTTGAAAGAGAACTAAAAAACTATGGCGCAAACATCAGAAATGCCCGCAGGGGTGACGCTCGACAAGCAGCCCGCAGCTCAGGCCATGACCGTGCCCGCAGGGGTGACGCTCGACAAGCAGCCCGCAGCTGCTCCAGCTGCTCCAGCTCCACCCAAGCGGACAGGGCTGGGCGCGCTGCTTCCCGATCCCGACGCGCCCGACCCGCTGGGCATGGGCTATCAAAGAAACCTGGTCACCGGAGCGGTGAAATCTGGCGCGCAAGTGCTGGGGACAATCCTTGACCTGGTGAGCAGCCCCGGCCCGCTGGCCGATTTGGATCCAAATAAAACCAATGTGAACCCCAAGGCCACGGCGCACATAAAGGACGCTGCCGATTGGCTGCGCAGCGGAACCGAACCTAAAGGCTTTTTAGAAAATGTCGGTGCGATTGGCGAACAGGTTTTGGAATATATGGGCGGCGGGGAACTGTTGCGGTTGGTTGGCCCGGCGAGAGCTGTAGCGGGCGCAGCCCGCGCCGTCGAAACCGGCGAGCATTTGAAGCAGGCGCAGCAGGTTGCGACGGTACTAAAAAACAATCCCAAAATCGCGGGCCTCGTGTCGATCGGCTTGAAGGCGTCGAAGGATGCGCTAGTGCAGGGCGGGCAGACTTACCTGCATACCGAAGATCCAACTCAGGCCGCGATCGCGGGCGGCATCGGCGGCGGCGTGGGGGCTCTAGCCGAAGGCGCAGGCGCGGCGGGCCGCTATCTGCAAAAGATTTCTCCCAAGTCCGTCAACATCGCGGGCGAGGAAGTTCCGGCGCTGGTTTCGCAGATCGGAGAATCCGGCAGACCAACAGGCACGGGCGCGGAGGGCGCGCCGGTCATTCAGAGAGGCCAGCAGGCAGGAACACCGAAGGCGATCAGAACGCTCGCGCAACGCGCAACTAAAAATGTTTTAGATCGGCTTAATTTGTCGCGGCCAGTTGTGCCCGAAGCCATCACCGACCCGAGCCGGATGCTGGCCGCGCCCGAAGGCGGCGCGGCGGGTTCCGCCTATGCGTATGACACCCAGGGGCGCATGAGTATAGGCGCAGCGCCGGGCGAAGCTGGCCAATCGCGGCCGTTTTTCACGATGGACATTACCCCGCCCGCCGAAGAGGCCAGCGGCCAGGTCGCGCACGAGGCGGCGAAATTCGAGCCATCAGCAACGAACGTACCCGAAGGCGGCACGGCGGGGCCGCAGACCGGCGAGCAGCTGGGCACAACAGCGCGCACCGTCCCCGAACGGATGCAGCAGCGCACGCAGGCCTACACCGGAGCAATAGCCGAATCGCCTAGAGAGCCGGGCACAGGAAGAGAAGGGCCAAGCGGCGCAGAGCCCACGCAGACAGAACCGCGCGTAGAAAGAACCAACACCGGCCAGCTGGGCACCAACAACCCGCAGGAAGCGCAGGCCTGGCTGCGCCATCTCGAAGACATGCAGGCAACCAGCGACTATAAAAATCTAAGCGACGCGCAGCGAGCCACCATTGAAGCCCAGCGCAAGGCCCTACAGGAGCAGCTTTCGCTGTACCACGCTTCGCCTTATGTGTCGCGCTTCGCTCCGATCGACAGCGCGGGCGTCGCCGGGAATGTGGCCACCTTCGGAAATGCCGCCGATCAGATACAGGCCTCCGTGGAGCCGGTTTTTCAAACGCTCGACAAGGCCAGCAATGGCCAATTCACGGCGCTGCGCGAGACAGCCAAGAAAGCCAAGGCGGTCATGCAGAACCCCGGCAGCATGGAATCATTCGACGCCGCGAATGCGCGCTACAAGGAAGCCACCAGCACAATCAATTCTCTTATCACCAGCCACGCCGACGCCATCAGCCGCGAGGACTATATCGCCGCCAAGCAGGCATGGAAATCCTCTGTTCGTCTCGATGAGCTGCATACCGTCTTTGAGCGCATGATGAACGGCGTCACCGCCGAAGAAACCGCGACGCAGGGGCTTCCCCGCTTCATGAAGAAGGGAAACACCGAAGCCCTTGAAAAGTGGCTTGCAGGGGGAACCAATCGCAGCCAGGCAGAGGAACTGTTAGGCAAGGAAGGCGTTGCAAATCTCAAAGACATAACCCTGCTCATGTCTAACGCCAACTCCAATCGCTCTCTGCAAACCATTTTGAAAAACGTGGCCACAGAGCTGGGCAGTCACGCGCGCCTCGGAGGCCTGGGCGGGGCCGTGGGCAGCATGATGGCCCACCAGCTTGGTTATTCATGGTTCGGCGGCGCGTGGGCGGGCGGCATGACGGCAGCGGCCATGCGCCTGATTCTCAGAGATGCGGCCACCAACCCGCGCATCGGCAACATGGTGACGTGGGCGGCAAAAAATGGACTCAGCCCGCAGCACTATGCGCCGCTGATTGCGCGCGCCATCGCCGAACCTTTGCAGGAGCAGCCCAAGCCGCAACAGGGCAACCGGCAGACGTCGCAACAGGGAAGCAACCGCGAGCAGGAAACCGACGAGGAACATGGGACGGCTTACGACACCGGCCCGCGCGCGGGAAAGCCGGTTGAGGGAATGATTCGAGGGGGAAACATCGACGTGAACCATCGGCCCGAAGTCACCAACGCGGACGGCACACACAGCACCATCTTTTCGGTGACCGTGCCGCTCGATCGAGAGGGCAATGCGGTGAGCTGGGAGAGCCCCGCGATCGCAAACTATGCGCTGGTGCCGGGAATCGTGAACGGAAGATTTCTAACCCCCAATGGAAAAAAGCCAGTGGGCAAGGACGCCAACGGCGCGCTTGAGGACAGGGCCGCCGAGAACTATCAACACACCCGCCAACACCTGGGCATTTTCAAATCGGCGGAAGCCGCAAGCAAATACGCGGGCGAGACACACGCCTACATGCCCGATGGCACGGCGCGAAAAGTGTTCACGCCCAGCGGAGAGCAGGGAACTAAATGACCTTAGATTCTTTAGACCGCGAGCTGGACGCGCCAGGCCATCATGATCCCGGCGTCGAGCAGCTGCGCCGGATCGACGCCAACCCTGATGGCTGGGTGGAAGAGAATTTAGAACTTTTCGAATCCAACTGCGCGAAAGCTGAAAGGTATAAATTGCCCGGTCAGGAGCGATGGGAGGGCCGGGAGAAAGAAGAAGAACGCACGGTGCGAATCCTGCACCCCAGCGCGGTCATGCGCAGGCTTCGCACGGCGGGCGTGGACGCGCGCAACGGCGAACATGCGAACGCGCGGCTGTGGCTGAATGACTGGACCCGCGCGGGCCTGGTGGGCGTCAATGCGTGGGTCGCTCCCGAAGAGATGGACGAAGACGGTTACCTCTTGGAGCTGGAGACGGCGAGCAGCCAGGAGAAGCGCGACCTCATCACCCAAAATTTCTATGCCTGCCGCGAAGGCCGCAAGGTGCGGCGCACGCTCACCAGCCTGCAAGAGCCATGCGGCCCCGAGTGGAGCGTGATGCATTTTGACGATCACGGCATTGCGACGCGGGAGAAGTATCGCGGCTGGCGCACCGCCATGCTGGTTTTGATTGTGGCCGGCCTTTTGACCGAGGCCGAAGTAGACCGGGCTTTCGGCCCGCCGCTGGGTGAAGCCGGGGCGTGGTACCGCGAGCAGTTGCAGTGCTGGCGGCAAATCAAGATGGGCAGGCCGATATGAATCTTGAAACCTATGCACGCGCACAGATGGCGCGCTTTGCCGTCGAGGAAGGCGCGCGCCACGGCGGCATAAACAACATGCTGGCGGTCCTTCATGTGCTGCGCAATCGCGTATTCGCGGGCTGGGGCGATTGGATGGAAGTGGTACAGCGCGCACCGGAGAAAAGGGGCGTCATATATCCGCCCGAGATGCCCAACATACGCACCAACAATGTGCGGATCATCTTGAACCGCGTCGATGAAATCTATACGCGGGCTGACCTTTTAGATTTGACCGGCGGCGCGCTGTTTTACTTCGAGCCTGGCTATCCGCTGACGGAGTGGTTTGAAAAGGAAGTGCTGGGCCAGCCCGACGATCACAAGCGCGTGGCGCACATCGGCCCGGTTTGGTTTTACAAGTGAGGGACCATGCCAATCACACCGGCAATCACGCTAACCGCTAATCTCGAAAGCATTCTTGGCGGCGTTGCGACGGCTGGCTATCTGCGCATTACGCTTTGCGGATTCGGCCCCGCTATGCCCTCTGTGCCGGGCGTGGGAATGCTGGCTGATGCAGGTATCCCCAAGCAGCTCGGGCCGCAGGGCGGGGCTCCGCTGTCCCAGCTGCTATGGGGCAACGATGTTATCTCCCCATCCGGCACCTTTTACGAAATCGCGGTGCTGGACATAAACGAAAACGCGGTGCAATGCGGGAACTACCAATTCAGCGGATCGGGCGCGATCGACCTCAGCATGGCCCCGCAGATTGTCGCACCCTACGGTTTCATTCTCGGCAACCTTCGCTATGTGCAATGCACGGGCGCGGTACCCGGCACGATATATACAGCGCCGGGGCAAGTCATAGCCGCCGCCTATAACGGCATCCTCATGCGGCCAGGCATTGATTACACGGCGCTGGGCGGCACCATCACTCTGACATTCTCGACGGAGATTAAGCCAAATGGGCAACCGGATACGATCAGCGCATTTTGTGTGGTTAGTTAGAACGCTCGGCATTGTCGCGGGGACCGTCGCCCTTTGCGCGCTGATGGCCGCGCAGCCAGTGCCGACTATCAACCCGCATACCAATATCGCGTGGCCTCCAGGATGCGAGCTGTACAACGCGGCCACCAATGCGTGTGTGCACCCCGGAGGCACGGCGGCCAACCCTGCCGGGACGCCGGGCCAGCTGCAATACAACGCGGGCGCTTTCATGGGCGCGAGTCCTTCGAGCATGGACGTGAATGGCAACATGCAGGCCAGCGTAAACACCCGCATCAACGTCAGGATTTACGGAGCCAAAGGGGATTGCACGAGCGACGATCACGACGCCATCATTGCGGCGCAGAGCGCGGCCTTGGCTACCCCCGGAGGCGCAACGCTCGAATTTCCCAAAGCGCCGGGCGGCTGCTACCTCACCAGCAAACTGGAATGGCAGGGCGTGCCGATCGAGGGCCAGCCGGGCGGAACCGAGGGGCTGGTAGTTATCAAGAGCAAGCCGGGGCAGGATATTTTGCACGTCGCAGATCCCGCGCTGGTTTCGTACCAGTACATAAAATCGTGGTCGATTCGCAATCTCCAGCTCACTCTGGATACCTCCGTGGGCGGCACCTTCCCGCATCGCTGGCCGGGGCGATGGTTTGATGATGGCGCTATGACCACCGGGAGCGCGGTATTCAAGACCATCACCGGAAACATCACATGCGCGGACATTGGCCAGGCCATCAAAGTTTTCGGCGCGGGGCCGGGGGGAACGGATCTGATAACCACGGTCGCGGACGTGGCCCCGTGCTGGGCCACTACCACCAGCGTGTTTCAAATCGTCACCCTTGCGGCGGCGGCTTCCACCACCGTCACTAATGCCCACACCTACCTGTCTTTACTGAATCTGCCAGTGACCACCAACATCGGCGCGTGCGCGATCGCATGGGATAACTTCGACGGCGACCCATCGCACTGGAACAATCCCGCCGCCACCGGCAACTATGCAAATTTCTATGACGTGATGAATCACGTCACCATCGCATCCACTGCGCCGACCGGCAACAATTGCGCCATCTATACGCAGGGCGTGTGGGGCTTTTACGGGCTCGATGTGCGCAACTTCGAAGTGCGCGGCCAGGTCTTCGGCGTGGTGCAAGGCTCGTCAGAGTTAGGCGCATACTTTCAAAGCAGCTCCAACGACTTTCAGAAATGGGATCACGGCTCCATCGAACACGTTAAATATCCATGGATCGAATACAACGGCGGCTATAACTCATGGTCGGATATTGAACTAACCGCGGAATTCGGTTTCCAGCTCATCAACCTGGGCAACAGATGGTTTGACGGGCTCGCAAGCGGGTACATAAACATCTCCGAATTTGAAGGCGGAACGGGCGCGATCGGGATGCGCTTTGAAGGCACCAATATGCACATCGTCAACACCGGCCTTACTGGCGGTGCCAGTCAGAAGGCCTATCTCTACACCTTTTCCTCGATGTGCGATGGCTGTTACATGATCGGAACCTTGCAGGCGGGCGGAGCTGGAAACCACATAAAATTCAGCGCCAATCACATTGCTCCGACAGACATAACCGATGGCGGCCTGAATAACGCTTTCACCAACAGCTATGCCTCTAATCCCTTTGCCGGAATCCAGCCTAACTACAACATCAACATCACCAAAAAGAAAGGACAGAACAACGAAATCAATCGCATGACGGCGGACTTCATTCGAGACGGAAATTACTCAACTCCGTACTCGCTGAATGATCTTCTGATTTGGCCCAAGGATCTGCTACTGCCGGGCGGCACCCCTGGAATGTACGAGGCCAACATACAGGCAGACGCCAGCTCTCCAACAGGTTCAAACATCGTCGTCCGCACGGCGCACGCGCTCTCGCAATACATTCAGATGTTCACTTATGACCCCAACGCCTTCATCGCCATTGGAAGCGCTGTACCTGCCGCCCCGGCGACGATCGCCTTTTATGCCAAGTGCCCCGCTGGAACTACAACGTTCACGCTGGGCGTGGGAGCCATGAACGGCGGCTACGGGTACAACCAATTTTTTAATAAAGTTTTTAGTTGCACGACCGCCTATCAGACCTACTCCACAATCGTGGATTTCACTCCGTATCCTGGCGGCGATATTTTCTTCGTCTCGACAAACAACACTTTCTATGTGGCGTGGATTGCCATTCGTCCCAACGTGGGAGACGTGAACGGAGTTTCGATTGCTTCGATAACTCCACTGGTCGGCACCACCGGCAGCATCGGCGGCTCAGCGCTGACCGCAGGACAGTGCACCAGCGGGACGGTCGCGGTCGCCAGCTCTACCACCGCGATGGCGGTTGTGGCCACCCCCGTGACTTATCCCGGCGATGCGATCGGATGGCGCGGCTACGTGAGCGCGGCGGGCACCGTGACCGTGAAAATCTGCGCGACCATCGCGGGCACACCCACGGCGAGCAATTACAACGTGCGAGTCATTCCGTAACTAAGGGAGAAACTATGAAACGAGTGCTGACCCTGTCGGCTTTCTGGATTCTATTGGCGGCAGTGCTTTTCGTAATTCTGTTGCTCATCTCCGAACACAGAAGGCCGCGCACCGCGCCGCCGAATGGCATGGTGATTAACGTGGTCACCGATTTAGGAATAGACAACAGCGGCAACAGCGACGTTTCCGAGAGCATTCTAAAAGCGATTAAAAACCTCAATCCGTCAACCCCGGCCACTCTGTTTTTTCCTCCGGGGAAATACACGATTGATGCGGGCGTGCACATCCCCGCCACCGAATCAACCTTCGGCGGGCTGCGCATTCTCGGCGCGGGAATGGGCAGCACTTACTTTTTATCCAACTGCACAAACGGATTTGCATGGTGGTACGACAATCAGGGCTCGACCGACAATCTGAGCGGCCCCGAATTTTCGAGCGCCACCATTCAGGACACGTCATACGCGGGCAGATGCCGCGACTTGCTTCGCTTCACGCAGACCGCCATGAACGTCATCAGCCGCATGAGACTGTTGAACGCGCAGGGCAACACCTACAAGGCCGGAAACGTTTCAATCAGCGGGAACACCATTACCGGGCGCGGCGTGAACTGGACAAGCGAAATGATTCCAAGCGTGCTCCAGGTCAACAATGTGATGGCTGAGATTTGCGGTTTCAAAAGCACCACTCAGCTGGTGCTGTGCGATACGGCCTGGCCGGGCGGCGCGGTAAGCAATGCGAGCTATGCGATCGCATGGGGCGGGCGCGCGCTGACCTTCGACGCGGGCAAGACGTACACCCAATACATCACCGTGAGCGATGTTTATATTTCTAATTCGCTGTTCGGGATCTTCTCCATGGGAACCAGCAAGGGCGGCAATTCTCGAATCACGGTGCAGGGCAAGGCGGGATGGATCGGCATCAGCGGCAAGCGAATCCCCAACTCTGTCGGGATCTGGCTGGGCAAGCACTCGGACACGTTTCAAATTTCAATTCCGGTTAACAACGTGGCGCGCTGTTTCGTGATGGACTCGGCACACACCAATTTTTTCGATGGTGCGGACTGCGAGAACAATTCGAACTCGACGCCGGTTGATACCTGCAACGGCGGAGTGGCGAAACAGGATTGCATCGCGGGCTATGAGATAAGCGCGGACGCCAACTCTACCGGCTTCGGCAATTCGATCGGCAGCCCCTATGTGTATCTGGCCGGGACCGCAGTGAAGGTGGACAACACTTACGGAGCGGCCTATCTCAGCATCATGGCCTTGCGCAGCGCCAACTTTTCCAACTTGAATTCTTATGAATTCTCTGGCGTCAAGGGATGCCCGGCCAGCGGAGTAGCAACCACGGCCACCATTGTGGATTGGGATTGCACGCACACGCACTAAAGGAGAGACGCGATGAAGCACACAAAGCAAATCATGCTGGGCCTGGTCCTGATCGTGATGGCCAGTATCACCATTGCAGCCGTGACCAACCCGCAAAAATTCGGCGCGATGTATTCGAGCGATGGCACCGGCAACCCTGGGAGCTGGGTCGCAGTGAGCGGCAGCGGCGCGGCCTACACTGGCAGCGTGACACCGGCAGGCATCATGGTTTCAAGCGATGGCACCGGCAACCCTGGGAGCTGGGTCGCGGCGACGGCAAACACCTTTGCAAACGGAGTGACGAGCATTGACACATTGGCCGGAGCTTTCACGTTCGGCGGCTCTGGCGTCAGCCATGTAGCCAATGCGTACACGTTCAGCAATTCGCCCACGGTGACGGAGTGGCAAAATGGACCCAAGCAGGCGGTGAGTGTAGGTTTCGGCCAGAATGTTACCCGCCTCTTTTCTTTCGTGATGCCAGTCAATATGACCAACGTCACGAAGATCAGCTACAACGTCAACACCACAGCCGACAACACCGCCAACCTTTACGACATTGGTTTCTATTCAGCCACCGGCACCCTGCTTTGTCACACCGGACCAATCGCCGGAACAACCACTTTCCCTGCTAACAATGCCTCCGTCACGCTCACATTTCTAAGCACCGGCTGTACTCTCACGGCCGGGACGCGCTACCTGTTTGGAAACACAACTAACGCGGCGGCGAGTGGAACCATGCAAAGCATCGGATTGGGATTTATGGCCGTGGCGAACGGTGTGCCAACCGCAGGCAATACAACCACGGGCGGCACTCTTAATAACTCACTCACCCCTCCCGCCGATAGCTGGGTTTCAACCTCCACCGTTCCAGCCTTTGCGCTGCACAACTAAAAACTTTTAGAAAGGGAGACACATGAAGCCAACCATGCTGCTGCTCTTACTGGCCGCGATCGCGCTCAGCCAGGCCACCGCGCAGGCACCGCCCGCACCCAGCACGCAACAGGGCCCGCCGCCCCCAGCTGCTCCGCCGCCGCCCGATTCCAATCTCAAGCAGGCCGGTCACCAGGCTGACCTGGCTTACTCAAACCCGGCGTGCACCACAACCAATCAGTGCACGCTGCAAATCTTTCGCGCGCAGTGTGACAACGCGACGACATGCCCGAACTATATTTATTCCCCGCAATCGTTCAAGACACTGAGCATGGCGGGGCTCTCGACCAATGCCACGGCCACCGGCACCAGCTGGACTTACTCGGACACCGACACGGCGCTGCAAGACAACACCAGCTATTCGTGGGTTTCAACCGCAACGTTTGTTAACAATCCGACGATGGTGAGCGGTCCATCGAGCCCCTTTCTCGGGACGATTCCGGCACTCCCCTCACAGGTTCCGCCTCCGGCTCCGACCACGGGGACGTGCAAAATTGTCAGGTGAGCATGAAACTACGATTGTGTTTTTTGATTTGTTTTTTAGTATCTGTCGCGGCAAATGCGCAGACAGGTATAGCAGTTTCCTCCGATAACCCGATGTGCACGAGCGCCAATCCATGCACCTTGCAGATATATCGGGCCGCGTGCAGCGGCGGCGGCGGGCCGATGGGCGGCGTCAGCTGCCCGCTCTATCCCGATCCCGCGTTCATCGCGCTGGCCATCAACACCAACACGCTGGCCACCACCGCGACGCAGACCGGCACGCGCTGGATTTTCTCGGACAAAAACGGCGACTCCACGCGCCCCAACCTGGTCGCGCCCAATCTCTACACCTATGTCGAAACCGCAATCTATAACGGCGACGCCACCCGCAGCCCCAGCCTGCCGTCACAGGCGCTCACGCTGGCATTTCAGGTAGCCGCGCCCAACGCGCCGCCCTTTCCCACGATCGGCACCTGTCGCATTGTCAAGTAATGGCCGCTAAATAAGCGCGGCATATTCACGGCATATTCAGGGCAGAGAATGGCGCGCGCCTAGTGACACACAAAATTTTGTGGTAAGGTATCGAGGAAGCAAATTTGTTTTGGAGGAAAGACTGAATGAAAATCATTGGATTCGAGGCGGAGAATTTTAAGAAGCTCCGCGTGGTACAGATCCACCCCAACGGTCGCATGGTGCAGATCACGGGCAAGAACGGCGCGGGCAAAACATCGGTGCTCGATGCGGTGTGGTTTGGATTGAAGGGCCGCAAAGCCCTGCCGGTGCAGGCGGTGCGCAAGGGCCAGGAGAGCATGAAGGTAAAGCTCGACCTGGGCGAGTTTACCGTGACCCGCACCCTCTCCGCCGATGGCGCAATCCCCACCATCTCCATAGAAATGGCTCCCGGCAAGACCCGCACCATGACGCCGCAGGATTTTCTGGACGACATTTTTGGAGAGCTGACATTTGACCCGCTTGATTTTGTACACATACGGACAGGCGAGACTCCAGCCGCCCACAGCGCGCGGCAGATTGCGATGCTGCGCAAGACGGCCAAGGTGGATATGGATTTCGAGGCCATCGCGCTTGAAAACGAGAAAGATTATGAAGCGCGCAAGCTGGTCAACCGGGACGCTGAGCAGCTGGAGGCGCGAATCAATGGCATGACGGTACTCGATGGCCTGCCCAAGAACAAGCTCGATGAGGAAGCGATTCTAAAAAAACTAAACGCGGCGGGCGATGCCAACCGCCAGGCGCAGCAGGTTTTTCAGAACCGGCAAGAGCTGGGCGCGATCGCGGCCAGGCTGGGCATTGCGTGCAGCAACAATGCGCAGTTTCTTGGCGGGCAGAAGGGCAAGATTGAAAAACTCGAAGAAGATTTACGGATGGCCAAGGATGCGCTCAAGGCGGCAGAGATAGAAGACAAGCGCATCTCAAAGGAATACGCCGAGGCCCAACGCGCTTACGAAACCGCGCCCACGGGCGAGCCCATCGACGTTACCGCGCTGGCCATAGAGCTGCAATCGGCGCAGCGCACCAATCGCGCGATCGACACCCGCGCCGAGTTTGACCAGCGCACGGCGGAGCTGAAAGCCAAGCGGGAGGAATCAAACAAGCTGACGCGGCAGATGGAAGCCCGCGAAGAGAAGAAGAAAGCGGCGCTGGCGAAGGCCAAGATTCCCGTGGAGGGGCTGACCTTTGACGAGCGCCGCGTGAGCTTCAACGGCTTGCCTCTGGAGAACCTGGGCGAAGCCGAGCAGATTCGGATTTCGGCGCAGATCGGCATGGCCGCCAACCCGAAACTAAAAATTCTATGCGTGCGCAACGGCGAGGCCTTGGACGAAGACGGCATGAAAGTGCTGGCCGACCTGGCCGAAGAGTACGACTTTCAAATTTGGATGGCGCGCGTGGATTCGAGCGGCAAAGTGGGCATCGTGCTTGAGGACGGCATGGTGATAGCCGAGAACCCCAGCGAGCCCGCACCCGCGCCCGCTGCGAAGAAGAAGGCCAAGGGAGGCGAGACGATCCAATGATTGCGACTCTCATAGATCACGATGCGCGGAAGGAAAGTTTTCTCATCATCATCATTCAGCCCGACAACCTGGAACGGATGCGCAAGGCCGACCCCATCACGCTGGAGACGAAAGAAATAAAGGGCGGTCTGTTGCCGACGCCCAAATATCCCGCGCGGCTCACGGTCGTGATTGCCTACGAGGAAGATGATTTTGAAATCAACAAGCTCGCTTTGACCGGCGAGTTTTCCGAAGTGCTTCGCTACATCATGCGCGGCTATAAATTCCACCGCGACATAGACGGCAAGGAACACGCTTTCACGTTGAATCGTTTTTCCCGACCGGAGGATAAACAGACATGACCCTGATGATGGTCACCGAACTGTTCATGAAAACCGTGCTGCTGGGCATCGCGCTGGGATGGAAAAATCTAAACGCGCTGCCCGCCTGCGCCGAGTACCGGCTTGATGAACACTGGTGGTTTGCGATCAACGCCCACGGCGAGGCCACCAAATGCAGCGTGGGCATGGACGTTCCACCGCACTCGATTTACTACGAATTCAACGGCTTCCCTTTCGGAATCGCAGACGCCCACGAAGGCATGTGCGGATCGGGCGGGCTGGCCAACGAAAACGAACTCATGCGCGTGATCGACGCCAAAATTAAGTGGCTCGAAGACGCCGAGAAAGCGAGGCTGATGTGAGCAAGTGGCAAGTCAACATCTTCGGGGTGGTCCCCAACATGCTGGAGGTTGAGGCCGCCGACGCCGACGAAGCCGAGGAAAAAGCGCTCCAGGCAGTTTTAGACGTGCTGGATTTTGAGGCCGAAGACCAGCCAGATTCACCCCCTCCCCCGGAGGCGAAGGAAAAGCGAAAGGTCGTTTCATGGCCAGTTTCATAATTCGCATGGCCGATGGGAGGTTCTTTGCCGACCTGAAAGATGGGCGGATCATCACCACCAGCGATTGCAACTATGCCCAGCGGTTTAGGAACCGCTGGCTCGCCTTGCAGCAGGCAGCGGCGGGGCAAGGCTTCTCCGGTGCCTACATCCTGCCCTACGTGGCTCCAGAGCCCGAGGGCAAGGCTTCTATCGAAGGATGAAAAAACCAATGAAGCTACTACTCACAGACCTGTTTAGGAAAATTGCGCTGCTCGCAGTCGCAGTCTGCCCCTTCTGTGATGGATTGGGCCTGATTCGAAGCGAAAGCGGCTCGCGTCCCTGCTCCTGCCAGCGGGAGGCCGAGGCCAAAGCCAGAATGAACCGGGCGCGCATTCCGCCCGGCTTCGCTCCGGCCAGCTTCTTAAATTTCAAGCGCAACACGAGCAACGCGCGGGCGCAGATGGTGACCGAAAGCTATGCGCGCGAATTTGTGCCGGGCGACAAGGAGCGCAAGCCAGCCGGGCTGCTATTGGTCGGATCGGTCGGAGTCGGCAAAACCCACCTGGCGGTGTCGATCCTGCGCGAACTAATCCAAACTAAAGGCATAGAAGGCCGGTTCGTGGATATGGTCGAGCTGCTCGACCAGCTGCGCGGCAGCTATAGCAGCACGCTCGAAGATCAGCGCGAAATTCTGCGGCCGATTTTTAACGCCGACCTGGTGGTCCTCGAT